ATCCATTTTATACAACTCCTTTTATAATTCCTGTTTTAGGTCTGTCGACCACCGTTTTAAGCTTGTCAGCTATATACCAGTTAGCTTTTAATGTCTTCCCCAGTCTGGACATAAAAAAAGCACCCCAGCAATGGAGTGCAGAAAAAATATTAAATTTAGGCATAAAAAAAGACACCCTCTCAGGTGTTTAATTATTTTAATTTAGTTGTAAACTTTCTTAGCAGCCAGTTAATACCTTCTAAAACCATAACAATCGGCTGCACATAAATTCTATGATACCACGGCAGGTCCTGATAAGGTGTATCCCAGATTGACATTATTCTTCAACTCCCGGCGGAGCTTCTCCATACACTTTTTTATATCTCTCAATATAGTCTTTTTTATTCTCTTCTTCAGATTTATTATAATCAGGCTTATCATCAACTAAATCTAATCCGATTGGTTTTTTATTATTATCATCAGACATAATATCATTCCCCCTCAGGAAGAATTCTTCTATAAACCCATCCTAACTCATCTGCTAAACTAGTCATAAGTTCATGACTATGCTCCTGCCACGCTTCTTCGCTTGATAACTCTCCATTTAAAACTTTATCTCTAAATTTTTCATGATGTTTATATTTATGCTGGCTATATAGGCGATTAACCTTACTATCAGAATTAACTTTTTTGCCATCACTCATCATACAAGAATATTTTCTGCCATTATGTCCTTCTACAGTCATACTGTAAATTGAATCAAAATTATTCAGTACTTTTAAATCATCAGCAGAAAATGAAGAACTTCCCGGATGATTGTGTACCATAATTATACTATTTTCTGGCGACTTTTTCAATTTATCTACCAGTTCTGGAGTGAACTCAACTGAACTTTTACCTCCTGATAAATCTTTAAAGGCCGGCAAACCATCAGATTTATTAATTAAAGAAAGATGCTCATTTCCAGTTTCTTTTCCTCTTTCTAAAACTTTGAGATGAGTTTTTTCTAATTTTTCGATTACATCATCATTAAGTTCAGGATGTAACTTTTTGTATTCTTTGCTAACATTCATATCACTATTATCAGAGGTTATATTCTCTTTTACCTTATTTTGATATTTCTCAATCCAGGGAGTCATCACATGGGCACAATTAGGATGAAATGGTGGCCTTGCATCAAGTTTTGGATAATCAGGATGATCACCTGATAAAGAATAAACATTTGATTCGTATATATTACAAATATCCATACCATCAATATCTACATGCTCACTTATTTGCACTAAATCAAAGCCATAATCATTCATTCTATTTTCAATACCCTGAGTCTGCAGCTCTCTAGTCCTCGTACGGGCAAACATTCTTATATATCTGTCCGGCTCCCACTTGCGGCCAATACTATCAATTAATTTTAAGCCACTGTTTCTGATTTCCTGATACAATCTGCTGCCTATTTCTTTCCCTGTAGTTGTACCACCTCTAATACCTGGCCTTTTGATAAGATTAATGCCTCTGACATCATTAATGCCACTCCTAACAACACCATCAAATCTTTTGCGCCAGGAGTCATTAATCATCCTGACATCTCTAAGCATTTCAGCAGTAACTTTTTCTGTGATTTCTTTTATCTTTTCTCTGTCTTTAGGAATTAGATCAAAGATTTGTATGACTTCACCCTTATCGTCAACATACTTACTTTGTTTTTTAATAAAGTTATTTGCTAACTCTCTACCAGATAAATTGCTTTTAGGTGCAGCAATACGGGCAAAGTTTTCAGCACTTTTAGCCAGTTCAGTTAAATCTTGAGCAGCCCTTTTTCTCAACCTGTTCAACTGGGCCAGCATATCTTTTTTATTACCCATCTGTCTTAACTTTAAAGCTTCCCTATCAATAGAATCAGTTACCTTCTTATACTTATCCAAAATTTGCAGTATCTCTTCTTCAGCCGGGTTCTTTTCTAAATTGTTAGGCTCTAGTTCATCATACATATCAGCCATTTATATCACCAACCTTAAATCGTATAAGGGGAACTTGACTGCTGCTGTTCTAATTCCGATTCTATTCTAGCTACTTCTTTTTGTATCCATTTTTCAGTTTTATCAGGATTATTTTTCCTAACTTTTTCTTCTAAACTAATAGCACCTGCTCTATCAAGTATTTCAGTTTCTTCTGCTTCCTCTTTTGGATCATCCGGTATTCCATCTCTCCAACTTGCTGAAGGTCTCTCAGCGTCATATTTTTTATTATTGTGGTAAATATCCATTAACTGAGCTTTATAAAGAATATCTTTTATTCCATCATCATAATATCTTTTCTTCCTTGCAATCTTAGAAAGCAATCTCATCAATCTATATTTTAAGGCTCTACCAGAGTCAGCAACATTACTCTCACTTAAACCAAAAGCATCAGGTGAAGTTTCAGTAACTAAAAACATCATTTTTAAAATATAATCAATCTGTTTAAAAGCTGAATCAAGTTTAGCCTCCCAGGTTATATAATTAGGTTCAGCTCCGTCTTTTTCATAAGGGAAATACTTGCTGCCAGATACATCAACCCGACCATCTTCATCTAAAGCTTCTGCTGGCCCTTTCATTTTTGGATCTGCATGCTTATCTAGAACTCTAGAAATCTGACTTATTCTATTATTAGCTTCATCCTGCAGGCTCTTAATATCTAAATAGTCACTATAACCCCAGAAAACTTCATCATCACGCCAGTTGGGTATATGAGTTATTATAAAGTCATCTACTCCTGTTTGCTGCATTTTATCAAGCTCAGGGTATAAAGTATCAAGTGAGACCTCTTCCTGAACTGTATACCCACTAATTTTATATAAAAAGTTAAAAATTTTGCCTGGCTCATGGACTTCCAGCTTTAAAAACCTGGTGTCTTCTATATCATCGCCATTCATATCCTTCATAAAATCCCAACCGATGATCTGTCTATTGACCTGTCTAATATTATCGTCTGCCTGCTCTACAAAAAAGTAATTAGGATTTTGAGACTCAATTATTATGCTGCGCTCTTCAGAAAATTTATTTTTTCTTGCATATCTAACTTTATAGCAGGAGTCTCCACGATAAGAATTACCTAAAGCTGACTCATAAAGTCCTGTATAAAGTTTATTTTTTGTTATTAATTCCTGCAGTCTTTCATCAGTATCCTCATTATTTACTTTAAATTTTGGCTGCTCACCAAAAAGCATATCTGCTGATAACTTAGAAAGCAGACCACAATAATTTGCTACAAGATAAGTCATTGCTTTCTGATCAGCATTTTCTAATCTACGCTGCACATCTTTAAAAATTTCATCATGTTTACCTCTAAAAAGCTTTTTGTTTTCTTTATACTTTTCTATTCTTTTACGGTCATCATCTGTTGGAGGCCAGCTATCTCCTTTGCTTAAATAACTCATAACTTCATCAACTCCTAATATCCTGCAGGCTTGTTTTTTCTTGGTGATAAATCTGGTTTTATCTCCATATCTTTTTCGCATGCATAACGAGTACCATCGATAGTATGGTTATCTTTGTCAATAAGTTTATTTTTTATATTGCCGTCTCTATCTGTTTGATAATCTATATTTTCAAACTCTCTAGCAATATTGGGCGTTCTTTTTGGATCAATAACAATAGCATTTAAATCATCTAGCCATTTTTCTCCATACTCAACTGATCCAGGTCCTTTTTTAGCTCCTATTATTTTTATCCCATAATCTTTAAGTTCGTCTATAGATTTAGGCTCAGCACTATCGGCTATAATCAAATCATTTTCATAACCCTTATTCTTAATTCTTTTTGCCGCTTCTCTATTGCTTAATTTAACCTGGTATATCTCATCTATTGCGTATAATATTCTTCTGGTTGAATCATAATGCCACCTAACATAAGAAAATGGATCAGCTCCATAGCCCCAGTCAATCCCAGGTCGAATATTATCAAATCTATTTATTTCTTTATCAGTTATTTTCCTAAACTTCAAATTATTAAAAGGCACAACTCCAGACCCTATAGGTTCTCCCAACCATGTATGTCTATACTTTCGTTCATTTTCTTCTTTTAAAATATCAATCTTTTGCAGAGTTTGTCTTGCTATATAAGGATTATCTCTATAATCTGAATGATGAACGTAATATAAATCAGGCAAAGTCACACTGTTAAATCTCTTATTGCACCAGTTAGTTTTTCTTTTTGGTGGATTATAAGAATAAAAGACTTTATAATCAAAGCCTGTCTCTTCTCTGACTATAGAGTCCTCTATGGTTCCTACCTCATCTTCTGTTTTAAATTCAGCCAATTCTTCAATCCAGAGCCATGTATATGGATATTCTTCAGTAGCAAGTGATTTAATTCTAGTTGGATCATCAGCACCTGCAAATAATATTTTATTACCTCGAGGCAAATATATTACCTGCATAGGACTAACCTGAAATTTAAAATATTGATCAACATCTAACAATCTTGCTGCCCATTTGAATTCTGTAAAAATTGATTCTCTTATATATTTTGCATGCTTCCTAACAGCTAACCCATTTACTGGATTTTTAATTGTAGCCATAAGTCTATTAATAGCTATATGTGATGATTTTGCTGAAGAGCGACCACCTTTAAGAACATAATATAAATATTTATCCTTTTTAGTAGCTTTCCAAAAATCTCTGAATTTCGGTATAACATGATCGCTTAATCTTACTCTATTCTTCATAAAATCACTCTATATCATCTATTATTTGAACTCCACCATTAAGTTCAATATCTATATTGTCCTTGAAGAGAGAATATCTTTTACCAAGTAATTCAGCTGCTTTATTCCTATCTTTAGGGCCAACTTTCTTTTTCACAACTCTGGCCTGACTTTGATAATCCCCAGTATTTTCAGTAACAACTGTTTCTTCTTCAATTTCCCCTCGCATTACTTCTGTTAAGTATTCTAAAACTTCATCTTGGGTTGCAATTCTGGCCGCTTCTTTTTCTTTGAGTCTCTTTTCTATATAATTTTTAATCTCAAGTTTATTCAAGTTTTGATTTCCGATAGCATAAGCGCTATTTTTACTGTAACCAGCTTTAATAGCTGCATCAGTTGCATTCATAGAAATAATATATTCATCAGCAAAAGCTTTCTGTTTTTCAGTTAAACTTAAGTTATTATTTTTTTCTTCAGGATGCTGCCAGCACCTCCATTCTCTTGGAGCTTCATCATTTTCAAATTCTTTTTTTCTGGTACATCTACTACCATCATTTTTCAATCCGATACATCTTAATTTTTTCACTGACAACACCCCCTTTTAAAATTACTTCCAATCTTCAATACTTAAAAATTCTTGATTATTGTACATTGCACCAAACATATAGCGGTGATATTCCATAACACATTCAATACATAAATTATTGTTTTTCATTATTTCAGTTGCTCCATCTGAAAAATAATCATTTTCACATCTGCTGCAATTCTTATCTCCTCTGATGATTTTCATCTAATCACCTTTTAAATTATTCTTTATTCTCTTCTGCTCTTTCCCTATTTTTCTCTTATTGTATTTTACTTTTTTCATCAAACTTTCATATTTAGCCTGGGTAATATCTGCTTTTAACTTATTTTGTAATTCCTTATTTTTTCCAATTAGCTTTCTAACTTTCTCATTCTCATAATAAGAGTGAAACTTTTCCCCACAATTAGGACATTCAAAATATATTTCTGAAACCTGATCAGTTAGTTTTCTTTTCTTAGGATTCTTAAATTCAAATTTTATATTACATGAATCACATTTTACAAACATATTCTCCTCCTATCTTTCTTGAAAATAAATAACTCAACAGCACCCCACACCCTCTATAATCTCCCTCTCCCCTCAAAATAATAAAAGCCCTGGAGGTGCAAGGCCAGGGCTCCAATAAAGGAGGAAAATAAACAAAACAAAGTTTATATTTATTTCCACAATAATAGAATATCACATAATCTAATGAAATGTTGCCCGAAAGTTGCCCGTTTATTGCCCGATTGTTGCTCATTTTTCTCATAACCCTACTTTTTGTAGCTTTTCCAGCACTTTTTTCTTCATACGCTGAATTGTAGTGCTTGAATAATCTCTAATAGTCGAATCATTTCTGATACTAAATGTCTGCAACTCTAGTTCCCTCATTTTATCACTGACTTCATTATCAGTCATATCCTCAAAGTATTTATATCTTACTAATCGCTTTTCTTTGTATGTTAAACACTCAAGAGCAGCATCTATTCTTTCTTTTCTCATGATCAATTCAATTAATTCTGGATGTTTATCTAATTTATTTTGTACAAACTCTTCAACATCAGAATAGACGCTGTTAGTCTTTCCCCCTGGTATTTTAGAATAATCAGTAGCTTGAGCTGCATAATCTTCTTGATGTGCTATTTTATTTGTTGTAATTTTTATTTTAGATTTTAAAAAAGGATAATTCTTAAGCTGTTCTTCTATCCTTTCTTTAATTTCTGGCTCCATTAGAGTTTCACTCCCCTCGGCTTTTCCATCATCTCCCTGTAATAATTAAAAACTGAGTCATCTTCTGCAAATTCAACTGGCTCAACTCTTTCGGTCTTTCTCAGACTCAAATCAAAGCAATCAATCAGAAAATTATATATTTGAGGCTGCCGCTTTTCTATTTGCTCCCCTACTGTCATGATTAAGCCTCCAATTCTTCTAAGAATTCAATAGCATCATCAGCTCCAAAAGCAACTTTAGTCTGCCAATTTCTCCATTCTAAAGCTTCTAACCATTCTTTTTGAGTATCCCTTACATCTGACGGCTTTCCATTGCTTCTTTTGAGTTCAATAGCAATTCCACTAAAATTCATTGTATATTCGGAAGTTGGATCATCAAATATCAGCACATCTGGCACTCCTGGCTTAACTCCCTGCATCTTTAGTTTCTTACCTGTAATTGGATTTCTATTTCCTCCGTTTGGTA